AGTTGCCGGCACGGCTACCATTTAATCCTTTAACTCTTTCTCTGCGAGAGCGCTACCTAAGATGTGATTATCATTTTCTAAAAAAAAAATGATGTAGTCGTTCTGTATACGAATAGAGTCCTGTTTACTGTTAATTTCTAATTTAAGAGAGTCTATTTGCATGTTTAAGTTTTGCGAGTAAGCATCGCAATTAGATTCGGTTTTACATGAAGTTATGCTAAATAATAAACATGTAATAGCTAATAAGTTTTTCATAATTTGTCTAAGAAATTTTAATCGTTTTTCGTAAATATTTCCTCAACCACTCGAATTGTATCAGTCGAATCGTTATGTAAAACTCCAATTCCTCCAGCATTAGTCCATTTTTCTAGTTTTTTATTGAAATCATCGATTAACAGAGGTTTCTTTTTAAATAGAGTTTTTGCAGGCTCAACGTAATCGTGCTTGCGATTAGCTAAGATAAATCGGGTGTCCTTTGTAAAATTTTGAGGGTCTGTTACTGGATCTTGGTCAATTCCTAAATGAAGCTTTACCCATTTAGCCTTTCCGGTAAAACAGCCTGGGTGTTTACTTGGAGAGGACAAAATTATTGGATTGTATTGCTTAATATAGTCCCATAATTCCCTACCGTCCTTCATCCATTGTAGATTTTCCCAGAAGGATTCGCCTAACTCATCGATTAGCGGCCATAGTGAATCTTTACCATGCTCCTTTTCATAGGCTTTAGGCGAAAGCTTTTCAGTATTGCTAGCTAGTTCAATGAACCCTCTATTGAAATCAACTAGTACTCCATCAAGATCACAAAAGATCCTGAAGTCAATTGATTTTTCTTCGTTCACGAATTGAGTGAAGCTTTTAAGATTATTGCTCATTTAATTCAAATTGGGTTTCTTGATCCTTATTGATTATGGCTAAGAGATCGTTTGCCATTACTAGGTGATAGTTTTGACTATCCCATTTTACGTCAAGGCCTGAGTATCTTTGGTAAAGAACTCTGTCCCCAACTTTAACTGGGCATTTTGAATTGTCTGAGACTAGGTGACCTAATCCGACTACTTTGCCAGTATTTGGACGTTTACGTGCATCTACTGAAAGTAGAATACCGGTCTCAGTTTTTACTTCTACGCTATCTGGTAGAATTAATAGTCTTTCGAATAATGGAATAAATCCTTGTTCAACGTGTATCATTAGTTTTTGTAATTTTTTTTGAATTTGTAATAATTAAATTTGCGTCTTGAGGTTAAGTCAACACTTTGTTTTATTGATTCTAATACGTCAGTTGGAAAAAATGCAGTGCTTAATCGAATTAGCGTCTTATTACGAGTAAGGTTATTCTCAATCGTCTGCCATTCACCAGGTTCCTTTATCTTTAGCACTTCACATGTAACTTCACGTAAAATATCAATGAACCCTTGATCACCTGAATCGATTAGAGGAGTGATCTCTTTCCAGTCATACGATTCACGCAAGTGATCAATTATCTTGGTTACCTTGGAAGCAGTCATTTTTGGATGAACTCTTGGAATATTATCTGAGGTATCTCCACCTAAACACTTAGTTAGAATGTCTAGAGTTGGATCAACTGTTAGATGTTTATAATCCTTTTGGGTCAAATCGTTAATTATGTTGACTATTGCCGAGTTATCGATTGAGTCAATGTCAAAATTAAATAGATCAATCTCAGCCTCTTGGACCTGACCAAAATCTTCAGTAGTGTAGATCTTTTTGTACTTAGTCATTTGCTTTGGCATTATCAGAATTACTTTACGTTTGCTGCTTTCAAGTAATTGAGTTAAGTCCTTGTCTACTGACCAAATGCAGATGTCTTCTCTTAGGTTTTCGCAAATATAGGCGATTAAATCATCACCTTCCGCTCCAGGAACCCGGTTAACAACAATTCCATATTCTTCAGAAATTGTGTTTAAGATTTCGGTTTGGAAGTATTCAAAAAAGAGATAGATTTTATCATCGTACTTGCGTTGACCTTTGTAAGAGAAGTCTCCCTCACCGTGAGCTTCAAAGTGCTCCTTGATGTATTTCTTTCTCCAACTTTTAGAGTCAAATACGAAAAATACGGAACTGATATTTTCCTTAAACGGAGCAAGAATACTTCCAAGGTAGTTCACTGAAAAAGCCCTGAAAGTATCCTTACTTGCCTGTTTAAGCATGAATTTGTCATCGTTTAATAGATCAGAGACGTAATACTTTTCGCCCACTCGTTTGTCATTAGCTAAGATGTTCTTGGCTATGCTAACCGCTACGTTAAGAAAGGCATTTCCATCAATGATTAAATTCATGTTAGTTTTATTTAGATTGTTCTACATTAGGTTGAGGTTTACTCAACGTTTTAATAGCTTTTGCAATTAACTCAGCTTCGTCCAAGTTAAATATTCCTTTTGCTTGACAGTGATTAGCTGATGAAACTAGCACAAGGACTGCATGCTCCGGAGTTAAGTTTGCCAAGAATTTTTCGTAATCTGCTTGGTCTGTGTAACTTATTGAAGACAGTAGAGTTGCAATAGGTTGTGGCGTTTCAGCCTGCTGAGTTTCAGCCTGTGGAGTTTCAACTTCGTTAGTTGTTTCGGAGTTAGTGTTGTTCTTAGTTTCCATGTTATTTAGGTATTTTTATAGGTCTGCGAATAAATCGTCTAGGTCATCAGATTTAGCTGGAGCTGATTTAGCCGGAGAAGCTTTTGCAGCTGGAGCAGGTTCACTTGTGAAATCAGTGTCAAGGTCAATTGACATTGCACTAGATTTTGAAGCTGGTGCTTGAGAGAATTCAATATCTTCTCCCATTGGAGCTTGTGAACGATTTACTGGTTTTGAGTTGGTGAAGTGTTTCTTCATTCTCTCATCCTTGGTATTTGAAACTAGGTTATCAATGATTTGCTTGTAAGGAATGATTGCTTTAATGTAGTCTGCAACCTTTTCATACTCATGGTCAGTCCATTCTTTTAAGAAGTATTGGCTCATGTCTGGTGAATTCTTTTTAAAGTATTCGCTAGTGAATTGCATTACTTTAGGATCGTTAGAAACTGGAATTTCTTTTCCTGCATGAGTAATGATTAATGGACTAACTTCATTCATGAATTTACTTGAGCTAAAATCTCTCCATGCTTTAGTTTTACGCTTAATAACCAATACGAAATCCTTACCTTGAGTAAGTGAGAATGGATTGATTTTTTGAGTTGTTACTAATTCAGATTCCGGATTGATTTCTTGTTGAATTAAGTTATCAATTGTGTAACCGTATGAGTACACTTTGATTTGACCTTCTAAGTTAGGGAACTGAGGATCTTTCTTGACGTAAACGCAAGAGTAGTAGTTGTAATAACGATTGAAGTATTTTTGGATTTCCTCAACGATTTGAGGTTCCTCATTTTTCAAACGTTTCAACTCTAGATCTAAAGTCCAAAGAATTGATGAAGCTCCCGTAGTTGAAGGGCAGTCCACATACAATTTCTCATTGGTTAGAGGGTTGGTAAGTTTAGCAGCATACTTCTTGTAGCGGCTTTTAGACGGATCCGTTACCCATGGGATAAAACGAATTACCGATTTGTAAATACCGTTCTGACCTTGGTCTGGACCGGGATTGTACATGTTCTCGTCGACTTTACGAGCAGCAGATGATGATTTTCCTGAGAAATCATCGAGATTGAGATTGAATAGATCTTCCATGTTCAAAAAATGATTTTTAATTTATAAAATTGTACTAAAAAACGGTGAGGAGTTTCAAAAAATAAGGGCGAGTTTTTTAGACTCGCCCTTTAAAGTGAACTTTTATTGAGAGATTAAGCGGTTGGTTCAGTGGTCTTTGCTTCTTGAACGTGAGTTCTGCCTGCTTGACAAACTGCTTTAATATCTTGTAAAAGTTTACGAGTTCTAGTTCCAGCAGATTTATTACCCTTTTCGTAGAACTTCACAGTTTCGTTTTCAAGTTGAGAAACTGTTTCTTTTAATTCGGTTAACCATTGTGGTGTCATAATTTCAAAGATTTTTTTATCTTATATAGTAAAACTTCACCCGGTTTTGAATATTAATAAACTTTATTGGAAAATTTGGCATCTGGATAAACCTGGTTTGCAAATTTTATCCAGGCTTGGATGACCTTATTAAATTCTTCGTCATTTATTAAACCTGACTTAATAAACGGCTTTAAATAAATTTCAAATTCTTGGTCGAGTGGAATTTTCTTTCTAACGGCAGCTGCATACATTCCAGCAACCATTGCAGGAATTTCATCGGGTAATAAAAAGTACATGTATGAAGTTTCAGCCTGTGACCTAACGCTATTTGGAGTTTTAACTATGTGGCCAATTCGACGATTGCGACCTTTCTGAAGTAGATGCTCAATCTCGTGTCTAACGTATTCAACCAGTTTATGACCAAGAGTCTCATAGCTTACAGGCTCAGCATCTGGACTAATATAGAGAATTAATTCTAGTTCAGGATCCTCATTGTCTGAAGCTTTTGGAATGTAGGCATTTGCATCTAGTGCAAAACCGTTATCTTCAAAATTTAAAACTTCCCAAGGAAGAGTTTTAAAATGAGTAGATTTTCGTGGATTAAATTGAACGACTCGTTTAACAATAAAATTTAGACTAAACTCAAGTGGATCAGAATACGTCAATTCCTGGTGAATTGCTTTACCTGGCTTGGTGCCAGCAGTAGTTTTCACGATTGAAAAAAGATCATGAGAAATTGCAAGCGAAAGAGAATCGAACTTTGATTCGTATATGAAGTTTTTAAAACGATTTATCATTTATGCGTTATAAAAATTAGGTCAAGCTTAGAGGTCAATGGGATCTGTTTAGTATCATAATCTACATCAACGTCACCGCGGTCCTTACCTAGCTTATTTGAAGTAGCTGCAGTTTTTAATTTATCAAATAACGTTTTCTCGATAGGTTTCATACCGCTCACAGCTTGAGAAAGATCATCTTTATTTGCGTCTAATTTAGAATCGGTGATCCATTTATCTAGATCAGCCTGATTGATTTCGTATTCGGTATACCTCTTGACGCCGCCACCGTCAGCGTACTTAGAGTGCCAAGGTTTGGCAGGGTCTAAAAATACGACTTTAAATACGGATTGCCCAGCGGTTGGAGCTGGCGCATTTGGGTCAGGTGGTAAAGTTGCACCAGCTAATGGGTCTGACATTGGGTCTGCTCCAAAGTCCATTGGTGGTGGAGCTGATGCTAGTGGATCAGCTGGTGGAGCAGGCTCAGCTGCCGGTGCAGGCGCT